ACAGGCGGCGGGGTGCCTTGACGTGCTGCAGGTCAAATGCAGCGGCACACTCAAATTCAACGACGTTGCGGTTTTCGGCTGACTTGCGGGCGATGTAGTAAATGTCTCGCGGAAATTCAGCGGTGGGATCAACAGCACCGCTGGGGTTCACACCACCTTCAAAGTTCACGTTGTCGAGATAACGTGCCAGCGTGCGGATGCGCGTCAACTTGGCGCCGATCAGATCGTTGTTAGGCGTCTCTTCGTTGACGATCAACAGCAGGGCGCTGATGGTGTTGGCAAGGTTGCTGATCGACAGCTTCGGGCGCGGCAGTTGACCTTGGCCGTTCCACTCAAAGCCTTCGACCTGCACGGGATAGCGCAAGTAGCCGTTGCCATTCCAGATCACATCGCCTGGCGTGTTCAGTGCATTGGCGCCAGCGTGGAAGCGATACACATCAGTGGCACCATGCAGGGTGGCATCAAGCTGCAGTTCAAACAGCTCAATAATTGACGATAGTGCAGCGCCTTGGAGATCCTGCGAGACGGCCATGATTGCCGCCCACGTCACCGTGCCATCTACGACAAAGCCGACCTTATTGGACTGGGTGCCGTCAAGCGTTTGCGTTGTGTAAATAACCGTTGGCCATGTCGGCTCCGTTGCGGCGGACGTACCAGCCGCAATGCACTTGAACACCAAGCCGGTGCCGGGCAGGCTGCTGGCGCGGACAATGTTGCCAACAACGTATACGGTTGAACTAGCCCAGGCTGAATACGCCATCAGGGTTCAAATACTTGACGGAAGGTGGCTGTGATGTTGTTGAAGTTGCAGCTCACCTGACTGGTCTGCCATTCGCTGCACACCCACTTGCCGGCATAGTTATTCGGATCAGTCCAGTCAAACGACTCAGTAGCACCTCGAGCGCGTAGGAAGGTGAGGATGTTGTCTCGTTCGGTATCGTCTCGATTGCTGAACTGAAGCTGCCAGGTCTTTGGTTGTGTGTTCAAGCCATAGGCAAGACGTTGCTCATATCCATCGCCGAACTTAACGGTGCGCACCGTAGGCGCCTCCGATAAATCAGCGCTGAAACTGGGCGTGTAGGTGAAGGTGGTCATTAGTTGAGCAAGCCTCCTGGTCGTTTCTGCTTGATCAGTTCCTGCTGGACCGCGATGCCAATGGCCTTACCAAGTTGGTTGGCCTGATTGCCGTCGCCTTGCACGTTAGAGCCAGCAACATCGACGTTCACCGTCACACTCACCGCACCGCCACCGTTCGCAGCCTGCACACCAAGGCGACCATCACGGCCACGGCGCAATGGCATGATCGCTTCAGGTCCGGCCTCGCCCATCAGGCCGATGCCATTGGCGAAGGGGAACATCGTTGGCTTGTCGACGATGCCGCCACGGGCGAACTTCTGGATGCCGTTCTGGGCGAAGACGTTGCCCATCGCGCTAGCACCGAAGCCGATGGTCTTGCTCAGCGTGCTGGCCACTCCAAGCAAGCCGCCCCCGCCACCACCGCCGAACATGCTCTGCACAGATCGCAGTAGAGGCGCAATGATCAGCATTCGGGTGACCATGCGGGTGATCTCCTCGATGATGGATTGTGCAAACTGACGGAAGCTAAAGGTGCCGGTAGTGGTCAGGGAGACAATGGCATCCTCGAGACCCTTAAAAGCGGTCTGAGTGACATTGCTCAGGTTGGCGCCCAGTGTCCCGATGCTTTCAATGTAGGAACCGATGCCAGCACGGAAGTCTTCCATTGCCGACGTTGTTTTCTGTACAGACGCATAGAACAGCTCTCCGCTCATGCCGGCCTCGAAGCCGGCGCCCTTCAGCTCCTTGAATTTCTCGATGAGCGCATTGGTTTCTTGAACTTGCAGCTTCTGAATCTCAACCGATCTGGTGCGCTGGATGTTGGCTTGCTGTTCAATGGGCAACTGCTGGCGCAATTCCTTATCGGCCGCGGCGCTGACGGCTCGGCGCCTCTCTGCATATTCGAGCTGGATTTTTCTGAGAGGATCGGTTTCGCGAAGAATCGCCAGCTCCGCCCTCGATTGCGCTAGTGACTCACGCGAAGATGCTATGCCTTCCGCGATTCGCTTACGCTCAGCCTCAGCACGTTTTTGTGCTGCTTTTTCTTTTTCAGCAGCATCACTGCCTGATGCTCGACCGGGCAACAATGGGGGAATGGCTGGCAACGCGGCGCGCCGTTGTCCGCGAGCAGAAAATTCAGGCTGCTGCTGTAGCAATTTGATGAAGTTTTGCTCATTAAAACCAACACCTAAAAAGGCGCTCCCTGCTTGCCTCTGAAGCGCTCGCCGACGCTGCTCGCCAATGATGCGATCGATGGCAGCGGGTCCACCAAATGGCAACTGCCCGGCTCGAACGGATGCTGTTGCTTCCGCCTGCTGAGGACCACTGATTGCCAGCTTGATGGCCTTATTGATTGTATCAATTACATTAATTGCTAAATCTAAGATTCTTTTAACAGCCGGACCCAAGACTGTTCCGATCGTTTGCGAGAGACCTGTAATGTTATCTTTTAGTGTGCTAAATTTGCCGTTTAGGGTATCGCTTTGAGCAATGGCACCATCAGCATATTTGCCGCCGGCAGCGGTAAGACGCTGAATGGCAACCTCAACAGCCTGGGCGCTGATTCTTCCACCTTCGAGTGCCTTGGTAAATTCTTGGCCTTGCAGCTTATACATTTTCTGCAACTCAGCCGAGAGCGCAACGCCACGCTCTTGGAATTGCAGTAGCTCCTCGCCTTGCAGTCGCCCTTTGGCAACCACTTGGCCATAGGCCGTCGCGAGTTCGCCTAAGTTGGCGCCGGTTGCGCCAGCTACATCGCCGAGCGTTTTTACAACATCAACAACTCGATTCGATTCAACTCCAAAAGCATTTAGGCGCTTTGCCGTCTCGATCAGTTCAGTCGACTCAAACGGAGTCAGTGCTCCATAGCTTTGCAGTTCTCGAATGATTTGAGATGCCTGAGTCGCGCTGCCGGTTAGCACCTGCAGACTGCGAGCCTGGCTCTCTAGTGTCGCTGCATCTCCGAAAATTTTGTTAATGATCAAACCGCCACCGATCAGACCGGCGACTCCGCCAACGGCTGCGCGCAAGCCGTCAAATGACATTGCAAGATTTTTAACCTGCCCTTGGACTCCCTGCATGGAGTTGCCAAGGCGGCGGATATTGTTCTCTCCGACGACATTTGCTCGAATCTTGAGCATTGCCTCCATGTTCATGGCCATGGCTATGCCCCCTGTTTATTGATCACGGTCATCGCTGCGGCCTCCATGATTTGCAGGTCCTCCAGCAGCGCGCGCGGTTCCTCTACGTCGTACAGCTTAAACAGCCAGCGCACCGCTGCATAGTCCAATCCGATCACGCCACTCATCGTGGTGCGCCACTGCGTCTGCACACGGAGAAACATTTGCACCACTGGCCAGTTCTCCGGCAGGATGCCGAAGTCTTCATCCGGTGGCGGGGGCAGATCCGGCAGATCGAAGCCGAAGGCCGCGGCATCGTCGGCGGTTTCGTCCACAACGCCACCGCCTGCCCAATGCTCAGCGGCCTCGATCAGTTTTTTCGCTTGGCTCCCTGCAGGCTCTCGAAGTAGGCCATCACCACAGCCGTCGCCAGCAGCGGAATGTCCAGCATTTGATCCAGCGCCTTCTGGCTGAAGGGCACATCCTTGCCATCGCCATCGGTCACACCAGACCAGCCGACCAGCACCTCCGCAGCTATCGCGCCGTCGATAATTTCGCCAGCCTCAATCTGCTGGCCGATCTCCCTGATGCGGCTCTGTGGGAGGCGCTTGAACTCACCATCGAAGGTCTGACGCTCATGGCGGCCACCATCGACAGGAAGATCGAAGGCGACCGGCCACGAGTAGGTGTCCGACTGCTTAAGAACAAACGCCAAGGTCAGGTAAAGGCAAGACTGAACTCATCATTGCCCGAACTGGTCGGAACCGCAATAAACGGCATGTTCAGCATCTGCACGCCATCCTGATCCGAATAGGTCAGGTTGCCCAGATCGGACTGGGCAGTGGTCACCGTGGCGATGTTGCCGCCGGTGGTGCCGTGCTGGAAGGTGATGCTGCCGGTGCTGCTGCCGGTAGCGATCGTGAAGAAGTCCTTGGCCGTGATGGTCGGAGCTTCGATCACGATGGTGCCGCTGGGCGCCCGGTTGGTGATCATGATCTCCTTCGCGCAGCCAACCAGCTCGCGATAGATCACGTCGTTGGCCATGCTGAAGTTGTAGCTCTGCAGGCAGCCGCTGTAGGAGAAAGCGCTGAAGTTGGTGGTGTTGCCCTGCTTGAAGATCAGCGGGGTGGCCTGGTTGGCGTAGGTCGGGGTGGGCAGCGTCTCATCGGTCGGGGCGTTGTAGATGCCCGTCATGGTGAAGCTGATCAGCGGGATCTGGCCAACTTCCCCGGAGACCTCAAAAGTTCCGCGGCAGCCGGTCAGCTTGTGGCGAATGCCATCCTCGTGGTAGTGGATGGTGCAGCTCTCGAAGCCAGCGCTCTCGGGCGCGTAGGTGGCGCTGGTGCTGGTCACCAGCGTCTCAGACAGGCCGCAGCTACGCAGCACCGGACCATAGGCCGGAGCGGTCCCAGCAGTGCCGGAGCCAGCCAGCTCCACCTCGAAGGTCACCTCGACCCGGGTCTGCGCCAGCAGTTGATCGGCTTGCCCCATGTAAGGGCGCACCAGATCGCGGTTTACGGTCTCAGCAACCAGCGGCTGGATCTCGAGGTTGCGCACCAAGATGGCATTGCT